AGGAAGCCGAGCTGCAACGCCTTGTAGTTCGAGTCCACGTTGAAGGAGATTGTCAGTCGGTCAAGCGAGTTAGCGGCCACTGTTCTCCTTTGGCTGAAGGTCGGACATTAGCGCCAGTGTACGAGTGAAGTCTCCTGCGTCCCACTCCAGAACCTCGTGCGGTGGGATGTGGAACTTCTCACCGATCAGGTGCGCTGCGATGAGTGGATGCGGCGAGAGAGTCCGACCCGCCGCCAGCCGCTGGGCGTCGAGCCTTATCGAGGGGGGAGTGCTGCTACCGCGTCGCTCCACTTCGTGATCGCGTCGCTGAGTGCGTCCATTGGTGCGTCAAGCACGTCTGCCGCTGGTGCGCCATCGTCTGTCAGGAAGTTGTGCGTGATCACGAGCTTCTGCAGTGCGTTCAGTGCGCGCTCGGCGCTGCCGCTTTGCAACTCAATGAAGACGCGAGCAGGAACGCCCTCTGCCTTCATCGTGGCTGTCCAGCCGTCAAACGGCGCGGACAGGGTGATCTCAACGGTGCGGAACTGTGGCTTACTCTGGCTCATCTAGCCTCCTCCTCTGCTACTAGGTTGAACTTACGGCAACGCCGCCAAGTCGCTATTCACGACGATGCGAAGGCTCTTCGCGCTCACCGTGTCGTAGACGAGCGTTCCAGTCACGGCCATCGTGGTCAGACCATCTTCGGCGCCAGCCATCTGCTGGACTTCCGTTGGGACGATCATCGCAAGGATGTGTGCCGAGTAGGTGCCGTTGCTCCACGTCAGTCGCACGCCCTTCGGGGTCGCTGCCTTGTATGCGTCGTACCACGTTGAGACTGCGCTCGCCGTGCTGCTCACCGTCATCGTCAGCGTGCCGCTGAATGGGTTGCTCTCGGCGTGCGTGCTGAACACGGTCGTGCCTGCAAGGTACGACTGGCGCGTGATGCCTGCGTTGAACTCCAGTGAGAAGTCGAGCAGGTATTCGTATGCCGTTCCGTCAGCCGTGCCTGGGAAGGTGCTGCCGTGCTGGAAGGCGTTCCAGAGGCGTCCTGCCATAAACGGCGAGGTTGGCGTGCCTTCGGCAAGCGTCGCGCTGTTCTTGGCGATCTGCTGCGCGAAGAGGTTAGCGCTCAGGTTCGTCAGTCCGTTGCGGTCTGCCGCAATCGTGATTGACTCAGCCAAGCAGTAGTTCGCGGCGTATGCCTGCGTGCCGTCGGTTGCGATCAACGTGTAGGAAGTCGGCGAGTTCGCCGCTGTCATCGAGTAGTCGTAGTCCCACTCGTATGGCGCAGCTGTTCCTGAAGGTGTATCGGTGCGCGTCATTGAGAGCCAGAGTGGAAGTTCGCCGACGCTTACGGCAGGGACGGTCGCGCTGAGCGTTGGCTCAACAGAGACGATTGTGCCGGTGGAGCCGATGAGCGGGTTGCGAAGTGCAACGGATCGCTCGGTTCCAAGTTCAATCGTTGTGCCTTCGGAGATGACGCCAGTTGGCGTCACGAGCAGCTTGCGGCCGCCGCTGGTCAGCGTTGGAATGGTTCCAGGCGTAGTCTCCTTGAAGGCGACCAGTTTGCTGAACAGTACGTTCCCTGCGGATGCGGCTGGCATTAGTCGTTCTCCTTGTCTTCAGCCGCAGTCGCGGCACGCTTGGCGATTCCTGCTGCGATCCAAGCCTCTGCCTGAACCACAGGTGCGCTGATGATACTACCGTCGGCAGGCAGACCAGCCACGAACTCTCCCTGTGGGATTGAGCCTGGCACGAACTGCACGTCAATGTGGCTGATCACTGGGTAGCTCAGAGGCTTCTTGAGGTCAGGCACTGGTTGCGATTGCCTCCACGCTTGAGACTTCAACCGTTGCGGTGATCGTCAGGAAGTCCGCATCGCCCCACGTGTCGGTGCCGATGTTGGTGGAGGTCACGCTTGCCTGCGCCACGGCGTCCGTGCCATCGAGCGTCACGCCGTCAATCAGGCTGTCGCGCAGCCAAGTGCGCCACGTCATCAGGTCCGCATACTTGCGGCCGAGGTCAGCCTGCGGCTGGATGTAGATGACCACGTTCAGCGTCAGCGCGATCTGCCGGTTGCTTGCGCCGTAGCCGATGGAGTCATCGCCTGGGATGATCACCGCCGCTGGGACGACCGCAAGATTGTCAGGTGGGAAGGCGTGAACGGTGCGAAGCACGTAGCCAGTTGGTGGCGTCTTCGCGGTCAGGTGCGCGGCGAGTCCACCGATGATCGTCCGGTCGTCAAAGCTCATCGAGCCAGACCTTCACGCCTTCGGTATGCCTCAAGCAGCACTTGCGCTTCAGGGTGAAGCGCACGCGACTGGCGAAGGATGCCGCCGAGGTCTTGCGAGCCGATCACGCCGAACGGCGAGGTGCGCGAGGACCACACTGCGCCGGCTTGAATGATTGCTGCCTGCTTGACGGCGCTTGGCACTGCTGGCCATCCGAAGACGCCGACCACCTTGACGCCGCGATAGACGTCGCGCGGGAAGTTGCGCGGCCACGTCACGGACACGTCAATCTCGTTATAAGGGAAGCCCTCAAGCGCAGCGTTGGCTGGCGCGAGGTTGTAGTCCGTGTTCACCGTCCACGTGGTTTCGTAGGTGCCGTTGGCATCGTCGTCTGTCGTCAGCGTTGTAAGGCTCACAAGATCGTCAATCAGGACGTACTGATAGTCGGTCGCGGTGTAGTAGCGCGTCTCGGTCGCCGTGCCGAAGCCGTTCTTGCGGTCGGTGTAGAGGTCGATCAGCGCATCGGTTGCATCAAGTACTGACTGCAGCGCGGTGTCATCGGTGACGTCGGCAGTGCCGATCCCGATGGCGCTCTTGAACTCTGCGAGCGTTGCGTAGGACATTTAGCGGCCTCCGATTTGTAGGACGTACAGGGTGTGTGTCCCTGAGTCGGTGACAGCATACAACTGCACCCGCTCAGGAACGTTGATTGTCAGGGTGCTGCCACTGTGCAGCGCAAGTCCAGTGGAGATGGTGACGCCCAGCGGTCCGATGAAGATGTCGTGGTCCCCTGGCGTGTCCGCGTGCAGAACAAAGGTCGAGCCTGGGACCAGCCCCTCACCGACGGCAACGGCTGCCGTGCCGACCGTGACCTGCCTGCTGCTGATGCGCTGCTCGCTCACTCGCTTTTGCCCTTCTCCCGCTCTCTGGCGGGCGCTCGCTTGATTGTGGCTGTATTGCCCCACCTTACGACGATGGCGCGCTCTACGAGGCTGGGATGTGCCTCTACGTTGATTCTAGGAGACCCCTTCGCAGCCAGTTTCTTGATCTTGTGCCAGATGCTCATTCTGCCCTCCCTCTAATGCAACAGGGAGCCGAGCCGAAGCCCGACTCCCTGCCGCTCAACCTAGTGTCTAACGGATTAGACGTTGGCTGACTTGTACGACTTGACCGCTGAAGCCTGTGACAGCCCAGTGGCGCCGCGCACCTGAACCTTGTAGGAGATGAGGCCGAGGTTCCACGCGAACTCGCGGGAGACTTCAACCTGCACCCCGCCCACGAGGACGGTGTAGATCTGTCCGAGGTCACCGAACAGGATTGCGCCTGCAGTGTCATCGGTCAGGTCAATAAGTGCTGCACTGTAGATCGGTGCTCCGAGGAGTCGATCTGGAGTGTTCGCATCGCCTGGTCGGAAGATTGGCTGTCCAGCCGTATCCACGAGACCAGTCACAACGCCGAGCGTCGTGTCGTTCATCAACCAGCCAGCCTTTGGTGCGCGTCGGTACGCCTGGTTCACAGACGCCTTCAGCTTCGCAAGGTCGGTGAAGGTTGGGTTGATTGACACCGTGCCGGAGCCAGTTGCGCCAATCGTAGCCTGAGCCGCGACTGCCGTACCAGCAAATGCACCGTGAGCAACTGCGACTTCGGCGCCGCACTTGTCGGCGATCATCGCGGATAGGTCGAACGCCGCATCAGTTGCGAGCTCTTCCGTCACCTGAATAATCGTCGCGTACTTGACTGGTGTGAGGGACAGCGCGCTGAGCGTTCCGTCCGACTCGCCGATCGTGCCAGCCTCAGCAACCGATCCAGCGGTTCCAAGAGCCGTGACTCGTGGGAACTGGATGTTGTTGCCGGTGCTTGCGCGAACCACAGTCACGATTGCTGGGTCAATGAATGGGTTGAACTGTGCCGCAACTACGTTCACGCGGTCAGCAATGGTGACTGGGTTGCCCAGGCCAGTGCTGCGTGTGACGTCGCGGTACTCGAACACCTGCACGCCGCCGTTGCGGGCAAGTGCGCGGAGTTCGTCGTTCGAGCCTTCGGTTTTCTCAACCTTCGGAGCGATTGCCGTGGCGTACTCGGCGCGAACTGCATCAGCAGCGCTTCGTGCTTCCGTGGCTTCCTTCTCTGAGCGGATTGCGGCCGCAACGGTTGCAGCCTCCGAAGTAAGTTTCTCAAAGCGAGCCTGTGACTCGCCCTCAAGCGCTTCGCCCTTCTCGGCGAGCTCGGTCACGATGGACTGAGCCTCGGTCAGAAGGTTGGCACGCTTCTCGTGCAACTTTCGTGCGTCTGACATTTCTGTCTCCTTGTCTTGATTGGTTTCCACAATGTTGCGGCTCGCCTAGCGGGATGACCTGATCGCGGGCTTGCGTACTAGCGCAGCGGGGCGGGGTCTCGTGGCTTTTAGAGCGATTCTGATTCCATCTCGGCGAGCAGCAACTTGGCGCGAGCGATGGATGGGTCCACCCCTGTGCGCTTCGGAGCCAACTTCTCCGTGACGGTTTCAATCACCTCGACATCCTCTTCGGTCAGCGGTTGCGCCGACTTCAAGGACTCGATGGCTGAGATAAGCCGGTCGCCGTCTACGCCCATTCGGGACGCGACTTTGCGAACGGAGGTCAAGCCCAGCGTCGCTGGGTAGGCGGGAGTCTGTCCTGCGGAGAGGACGCTCACCTCGAATAGATTCACTTCGCGCAGCGTGCGCTCATCCTCGTTCCACTCATCGCCGTTCTTTGGGATGGTGAAGCCGAAGGACATACCCATCGCCAACGCCTCGTGCGTCAGCTTGGAGATGACGCCAGCGGCGTCTGGATCGGCTGGGTCAAGGCGAGCCTCAACCTTCAAGCCGCGCTCGTCTTCGGTCAGCGTGAGGCGGCCGCTCGCGGTCGTGGCGAGTGCGCGCGTCTCGTCGTGTCCGAATAGGAAGGAGACAATCTTCTTGCCGTCAGCAACGCGCGAGAGCGTGCGTCGGAAGGCGCCTGGAGCGATGACCTCGGTGAACGGAAGTCCAGCCGACGGTGCGCCAAAGAGCGCGGCGTAGCCAGTGAAGGTCTTCTGACCGTCTTCGTCTTCTCGAACGGTGAACTCACCCATCGGGAGTGCGCGAGTTTCAAGTTCCTTCACGTCAAACCTCTCTTCTTCGGCCAGTGGCGCCAAGACGCCATCTGCCCATTCTAGGACGCGATCTGCGCCATTCTCTGCTGTGGGATCAACGCCCCAAAGATAGGCGGCCACGGCACCTGGTCCTGGGAACGATTCGTCGTCCGAGTTGCTGTTGCGTGGTACGCCTTCCCAGTCGCCACGGTGTCGCAGAATCCACGCGCGCATCCGCGTCACCTTGTCATCCTCGACTTGTCCAGCGCGCAGCTGCCGCGCCTCTTCAACGGTCTGCTCGGTCAAGCCCTCGCCAGCGAAGCCGTTGCGCTCGTAGGTCAGACCCTTCTCGGCCGCCTCTTGGATGTATTGCGGCACGTCAATCAGGACGCGCACTTGGTCATCTTCCTCGCCGCCATCGTCAGGCTGCCAGGCGTTGCAGTAGTAGGCGCCACTCACATAGTCGTCCCACTTCTCGCAGTACGCCTTGTCGCCCTCAATCTTGGCTTCGTTGTAGAAGACGCAGTTGCCGCAGGCGCGGCCTTCTGGCACGTCAGGAGAGAGTGCAGGTCGGTAGTTATCAGGCAGGACGCGCGCGGCTGAATACTCGCCGCCTGGCTCAATGCCTTCGCCGAGCGAGACGGCAACCATCTGCGCGAGCGCATCTTCTTTGCTGTCGTGGCAGCCGATGACCTCGCCGTCCTCCTTGACGGTCGCCCAGCCGTTGCAGTCTGGGGACTGATCGGTGACGAAGTACGGCATTACTCTGTCGGCTCCGTGTCGCCAAGTGTGCCGATGTTCAGCGGCTTCCAGAACTCTGCGCCACCGTCCACTGGCGAGCGATCTTCAAGCGCACGAACTTCGTTCACGGACAGGAAACCGTTGTTCAGCGCGGTGGAGTAGGCGTTGTAGCGTTCCTGCGTGGTCGCGCGCAGCAAGCCGTCTAGCGTGAACTTCAAGAAGGTCTGCTCGGCTCCTGGCACGATGCGCTGGAATGATGCCTCAAGGCGCGCGATCATTGGTCCGAGTCCGAGGCGCAGCCACTCAATGCCGATCAACTCGACCGAGGCGTATGAGGTGTTGCCGCCTGGGTACTGGAGCAGATGGAGCGGCACGCCGTAGATGCGCGCGATGGCTTCCACGCCGTAGTGCATCGTCTCCACGAGCTGCAGGTCGCTGATCTTTGCGCCGAGCTGGAGATAGTCTGCGCCGCCAGTTAGCA